GTTTCCCAGTCACGATACTAAACCGATTAATTTAAAAAAAGATTGCATATTAAAAAAAAAGTATATCTTTGTATTTAATTAATTCGGTTTATTGTCGTGATGACAGAGAACAAAAAGCAAATAGTTAGCGTATAACCTTATCATTAAATTGGTAAGGCTATACGCTTTTTTATTATATAAATATGGCGTTTAACTTTAATTTATCATTCGGAAATAATAAACTACCTAACTACGTGGAGCGTTTAACAGATGGCTCTTATTGGTATGGTATAAAAGACTTTTTTAATGGTAGCGATAGCTGTAAAGGATTTAAAGACCACAAAAAAAGAATTGAATCAGCGTTATACAATCCAGCAGTATTAAAAGTTTTGTCTTATCGTGCGAATGTATATAGTCAAATTAAGTTTAACGAATATTCAAATGATAAATTAGTTACTACTGACTTTTTATATACTTACAAGAAACAGCCAAACCCTATGCAAAGTTGGGTTGATTTTCATTTTGACATATCTTTTTGGCGTGATTTAGGCAATGCTTATATCTATGTAGAAAATGATACTTGGTATTGCTTAAATCCAATGAATATGGATATAAAAGACAGCCAATTAAAAGAAATAAACAAATTTAGATTTTCTGAATATCAAGTAAAACAATCACGTAAAGGACAATTTAAAGCAAGATTTAACGACGATGCGGAATGGCAAACATTAAAACTTGAAAACCTTTATATTCTTTCTGATTTATCAAATTCTGTGAGTGGTAATTGGTTGGAAGGCAACAGCCGTTTAGATGCTTTATATCAAGTTGTAAAGAATAGCGAATTAAGTTTAAAAGCAAAGAATAGAAACTTATTTTATACAACTAAATTTAGTGTGAGCGGACAACACGACGCAAGCGACCAATTTAGTACTCCTATGGGTGATGCTGAAAAGGATAGTATAACTAAAGGTTTACAAAGCAATAAAGAGATTTACGCTACTAAACAAAAAATAGATGTTAAGCAATTAGTAACGAACTTATCGAGCTTAAAATTAGACGAAAGTTATATTGCTGATTTATCTATTATAGGTAATATGTACGATTTAGGCAAAGATATTTTAGATATACTTGCGAAAGGTTCAACGTTTGAGAATAAAGAAAAAGCAATCGGTTCTTTTATCGATTACGCAATGATGCCAAAAGCACAGCAACACTCTGACTTATACGAAATTATTTTAGAAAAAGAAGATATTAGAGGTACATTTAAACATTTGCCATTTAATGCAGTGTTTGAAAGCGAAAAAATAGCGAACACTACAATTGAGTTGAACAATTTAAAAGTAGCTCAGGAGTTAGGTTTAGACCCTAAAATTATAACTAATAAACTAAAAGAGATTTATGGATACTAAAGAGATTGAAAAAATGCTAAAGGATAGAGATTTAAGTCCAGAATTAAAAAAAGCATTAGAGAAACGCAAAGAAATATTACTTAACGATAAAGAGGTTAAAAAATGATAGTATGTAAAGAATTTCCAGATAGAGAATTTAGTTCACAAGAAGAACTATTCAAAGCATTAAAAGAAAATAAACCATCTTTAGTTGCTTTAAAAAAATCTACTGAAAAAAGAGCTGATGCTGTAAGTTATGTTAATTCAGAAACAAGTAATTTAATTGCTAATAAAGAAGAAAACGGAACTACAACAGAAATTGATAAACTACAAGTAAAAGTAGTTATTAACACAACTAACTTTATTGATAGTCATAACGATTTACATATTAACGGAATTTGGAATCGTTCAGTTAGCAATAAAAAAGAGTTTTTACATCTACAAGAACATAATAGAGATTTTGATAAAGTAATTAGTGATAACGCTAAAGGATATATTGAAAGCATTTCTTGGAAGTCTTTAGGATTACCTTACAATGGTAAAACAGAAGCTTTAATATTTGATAGTGTTATTGAAAAGAAACGTAATGAATTTATGTTTAAGCAATATGCCAATGGTTGGGTTAAAAATCATTCAGTTGGTATGCGTTACGTTAAAATTGACTTAGCTATTAATTCAGAGAGTGAATGGGATAAAGATGAAAAAGAGTTATGGGACAAATACTATCCAGTAGTAGTCAATAAAGAAGTAGCAGATGAAAGAGGTTATTTTTGGGTAGTAAGTGAAGCGCAAATAATTGAGGGTAGTGCTGTTGTAATGGGTAGCAATTCAGCAACACCAACACTATCTGTGGAAAATAAACAAGACTCGTCGAAAGACACTCTTGATATAACAGAAAATATTGACTCGTCGAAAGACACTCAATCGGAGCAAGAAACTCCAAAACGAAAAAGAAGTGTAATAATTTAAAATTTAAGAAAATGAATTTTGTAAAAAAATCAACAGAGGAGTTAGAAAAAATGACTCCAGCAGAATTAGACGCATACAAAAACGAATTGGAAGCGTCTAATAAAGCAGAATTAAAAGCTGAATTATCAGCAGAGCAAGTTAAGTCTTTAGAAACAGCAAAGACTGAATTAAAAGACTTTTTAGCTAAAGAAGTAGCTAACCAATTGTTAGAGCAAACTTCTAAAGAAAATGAAGATGTAAAAGATGCAGTTGCTAAAGCGTTAAAAGATAACAACGATGCTATTAAAGACTTCTTGAATAAAAAGTCTGGTACTTTATCTATTACGGTTAAGGCTTCGCAAGCTCCTTCTGATATTGCAGATAGAGATAATTACGCTCAAAGATTTGAAGGGACTGGAAGATTACCTTTCAGAAAGTTTAGTGTTACTGATTTATTCCGTAGAACTCCAGTTAATAAGGAATATGTAAAGTATCGTGAAGAAAACACTGTAACTCGTGATGCTAAAGTAGTGGTTGCTTGTGCAAGTTCAACACACAATACCAAAAAAACATGGGTTGAAAGAACTGTACAAATTACTAAAATTCGTGATTATGTAGATATTTGTGTTGATATGATGGACGACTACGATTTCGTAGGTGCTGAAATTAGACAATTAGTAGAACAATCTTTAAAAGCTAAAGAAGAAAGCGAAATTTTAGCAGGAACTGGAACAAATCCAACTGATATTTTATCTATTGAAACAATTGCTTCTGAATTTGACCCTGCTAACGTATTAGCTCCTTTCGATGGTGCTGGTGGTAATGGTTTTCAAGCTCCAACACTTGCTGAATTAACAGGCGCAATGTCTGCTCAAATCGTTACTTTCGGGCAAGAAAACGCTTGGCAACCTGATACTATTTTGATGAATTATAACGACAAAGTTCGTTTTATGCACCAAAAAAACGCTCAAAATGACTATTTACTTCCAAACTTTGTGCTTACAAATGGAGGTTTATTAAATGGTATGCAAATCGTTACATCTCCATTAGTAGCTCCAAACACTTTATATGTTATGGATTCTACTAAAGGTCAAATTTTAGATAGAAAAGCATTAACAGTTGAAATGTCTTACGAGAATGACACTAATTTTGAAACTGAAACAGTTACAGTTAAAGCTGTTGAAAGAGTTCAATTTCACGTGCCTATTATTGATAGAGATGCATTTATGAAGTGTACTGATATTGCTCAAGCGTTAACAGATATTACAAACGTTTAATAAAATGAGAACGTTAACTTTTAATAAAAACTTCGGTTCTTTTAAAAAAGGAGAAACATACGATATTGAAAAGGATTTAACTGCAAATTTCTTTGTAAGCAATGCAATTGCAAGTGAGGAAATTGTAAACGAAGGCGGTTGTATAGGTTGTAAAGCTCCAGAAATAAAAGAAGAAGTTTCTGAAAAAGTTTCAGAAGTTGTTGAAGTTAAAAAGGAAAATAAATCTAAAAAAAGTAAATAATGTATATAATTGGCAAAGAATATTTTATAAGAAATCTTCACGTACCAAATACGGAAGAACCAACAAGTGATGCTTCTATTGATTTAGAAATGTCAATTGATAGATATTGTCGCCAATATATGCAAATGACTTTAGGTAATGTTTTGTTTCCAGATTTTGATAGTTATGTCACAGATGGGGAGCTTGAAATTACAGCTCCTCAAAAGTGGCTTAATTTAGTTAACGGATGTTATTATACTAAAGATGGTGTTGATTACGTTTGGCAAGGTTTAAAATATGAGTTAGGACTTTATAAAGTTTCTTTATTAGCAAATTATACTTATGTTAACCATTATCAAAATACTACTAATTCAATTTTAGGACAGATAGCAATCGAACCAAAAAATGGAGTTGTAGTAAATCCGACAGACCATTTATTAAGTGTATGGAATGAGTTTGTAGAAATGTATCAAGGAAATTCAAAACACTATGTAAACTCAAAAAACAATAGAATTGATTTTGATTGTGTTGTTTATGAGTGTAAAGAAAATCAAAGCGGTTACGTTTCTTACTTACAATTTTTGCAAGATAATAAAGAAGATTATCCAGACTTCAAAGCTGGTATTATTAACTTTAAAAACTCTTTAGGAATATGATAATCGGAATGGCTTTAAAAGAAATATTCAAAGACAAAACTATTTTAGTTGATAGTAAAGAAATTTCTGTACAGTTTCATTTCGGAGACCAAAAAGAATTTAATTATTGGGTAGCAACTAAAATGAAGTCGCAAAAATATCCTTTAATTTGGTACGTTATTAACGCTCCTACACCTTTAGGTAATGGTAGGTTAAGAGTTGAAAGTCAATTGATATTGTTTCAAGGAACTAAAAGCGAAATATTAAATACTGCAAGATACGAGCAAACGTATTTAAAGTATATTGAACCGCTTTACGAATTGGTTAATAAAACATTAACACAACATACATACGTTACTTTATTAAACGAAGGAAAACCAATTCCTTATAAAGATGAGCCTAACTATGGTGTTGAAACAAATAATCCTTTGTTAACTTCAAA